TGCGCGGGATTGAGCGGCCAGATTTCCGCCGGAATGCCCGCGTTGCCCGAGACTGCCGCCATCTCCCCGAACAGCATTCGGTTGACCAGCATTTCGGCAACCCACGCATCCCAAGTCATCGAAGGCGTCGGGCGCTTTAGCAGGTCAAGCGCGGGGTGCCCCTCGATAGCGTCACCGTTCGGGCCATACAGTTCAATCTCGATTGACGCGGCGGCTTTGGTGATCTCCGTTATCGCGCGGTAGACGATGACGTTTAGCTGGTAGCCCTCGCGGATGTAGTCCTGTGCGCTGGACTTGCGGGACCACGTTTCGCCCATGGGCACCATGAAAGCGCCGCCGTTCGGGTGTTCTTTCGTCTCACGACGGGTAAAGGGCCAGGCCATCTATAGCACTCCAAACACGTCGCCAGAGCCGCCCACCATAGGCTCCAATGCGTATCTCAGGGCGTCAATGTAGTGGTTGTGCGCGTCTACCAGCTTCGGCATGATGTCTCCGGTCAGGCGGTCCTGCTTATACGAATACAGCCGAAACTCTCGCGCGGTTTCACGGCATTCCGGATGGATAATAACACGGGCGAAAGATTTGATAAAGGATATGCCGTCCTCCACCGATCCCGACCATTTCTTCACCGATTTGATATTGGGCAAGCCGTGGCGTTGCAGGTAACTGATACTCTCGGGGCGCGCACTATCCGCCCTGACATTGTGCAGCGCCATGAGCGGCATTGCCTCGCGCACATAGGCGGATGTGTCGTCTAGCTCCAGCCCGATCCGCCCCGCCTCTCGACGGATATACAGCCGGTCCCCGTGAATGTAGCACTCCACCGCCGCTGTCGGGTCTTGCGCGAAACCGAAGTCCAGCCCGAAGTATGGGCCGCTATGGGATGGCCCAGGCTCAAACTCGGCAATCTCATACTTGCCCGCGAACACCTGTGCATCGCTGTTTTCCAGATACTCCCCATCCCACACATGGGCATATGTGGCCGGATCAAGGCGCCGTTGCTCCCTCTGGCGTAGGGCCTCTAGCCCCTCGGGGAAAAATGGGTTGCTGTCGTAGTTGATACGGGCGATCAGCGCCTTGTCAGGCGGCGACTTGCGAAACCGCTTATCCACCGGGCTACCGTCAACGCGCGGGTTCCATATCGCCCATAGCTCGGATTTGGGTTGCCGGAACACGGTTGCCTCCAGCGCCAGCCAGCTATCCTCTGGAACGTCTTCGGCTTCCTCGACAATGGTTAGGTCAATCCCCGCAAGCGACTTGATGCTGGACGTATTGTGCCGCAGGCCCCGAAATATGAACTCGGTGCCGTTGCGGCCACGCAGGTAATCCACGCCCACGTCATAGTGTGCAGCGAGCCAGGGCGTGCGATCAATGGCGTCCTTGATCTCGCGATGGAAGCTGTCCTTGATGCTGACCTGCAATTCACGGGTGCAGAGAACCCGGAGCGGCTCGGCGTAGCCCCATACAGCCGCCATGAGGGCCGCAGTCTGCGACTTGCCCGATCCGCGCCCGCCGTATGCCGCTCGATACTGGACGGCCCCACGCGCGGGCGTGAATATCGGCACAAGGGAGGGCGGTATCTCAATTACCGCTTCCATCCGCCCCTTTGATGATGATGGTGGTGGGCGTCATGCTGCCATCGCTAGACGTGTGATCTACTTGTGCTGTCTCGCGCCATCCCGCTTGCGTTTTGAGGTAGAACATCGCGGCCACCTTATCGCCGTCGCGGGCCTGCTGGATCAGGCTTTGCGCCACTGCGCCGATAGCCCTTGCCTTGCCTCTTTTATACCGTTCGGAAATTTCAGGCTCGCGGTCTAGCATGGCAAACCACGTTGTTTTGCCTATGCCGAAGTAATCCGCGATCTGCTCTTGCGTCAGATACGCGGCCAGGGCCTCGACTTGGGCGCGCTGCTCATCGGTGAGGGTCTTGGGCCGGCGTCCTCGGGTCATTTTCTCAATTTAAATGGTTGCGTTTTGTTTTGTCTTCGGCAGAGTAAGTAGCACACAGGAGGATATCATGAAACAAAACCCGCACGAAATTTTTTGCCTTGAAAACGCTGTCAGCTTTACCGCAGTGCGTGGATTTGGTCGCAATCGCGTCCGCACGGATCATACAAGCCGCGCCGAAGCTGAAGCCGAGGCTGCGCGCTACGCTGATGGACGAACAATGATTTACGCCATCACCGCCACTGGAAACAGCGCCCACATCTGCAACCTCTAAGGGCACGCTGGCCCCGTTACATTCCAGAAAAGCACCAGCCCGGCCCCATGCCGGGCTTTGCATATTCTCCAAGCCTTTGCGTCATAGTGCGGGCATGAAGGGAAAGGCGGCTGGCCCTTGATCGCTTTTGAAAAAGGCATGCCCGCCTTGTGGATCGTGGCGCCATGCACTTCCTGCGGCGTCAAATCTCGCCCCACCTGCACCACATGCCGCCGAGCATTGGGCCATGCCCGCGCTAGGCTTCGAGCCAATACGCCGGAACCGCTGGCGCACCATACCTCGTCAGGCTCAAGCCTTGTCGCTCGCGCAGCCGCCGCTATTGTTTCGATAGCCTCAGGCAAGTTGACGCCGAAAGGTGCCAGCTTTGCCCCTGTGCGCTGGCAGTATTCGCGCGCCCGCGCCTGCACCACGTTCAGATAGCCGTGCGGCACCTGCATGACCTTCGCGCCTACGCGCTTTGCCTCTAGCGCCCTGTCGTGCGGCTGCTTGCGCTTGGCGACAAAGATTGTTGCGCGTTTACCGAGCGTTGCAGCCGTGTGCGCAAGGGCCGTCTGCGCACCTCCCTCTGCCGGGCTGGCATAGACCACCTCGTCCGCGTCCTGATACAGCACCGGCAAGAAACGCGCCTTCGTGCCACCCGGAAACAGATCGTCCCGCGCAACGGCAATTCCGCCGTGATATGTTACGACTGGCGGCGTCACAGTTCCTCGCCAAGATCAGCATTTTCAGCGTCAGGAATATGCACCTCAACCGAGCCGCAGGCTTCTGTGGCCCGCTTGCCGTCGCCCTTCACAAAAATCAGCACGTTCTGGTGCGTCTTGCCCAGCTTGCGCCCGCTGGCAAACTGCCGCCCGACGCGGATCGGCAACGAACCGACAGATGTGACGAGTATCGCCTCATTGTAATAGTGCAGCCCCGCCGCCCTAAACGCCTCGACTGTATCCCCGACGAAGTTGTAATAATTGCCCTTCTTGTCGCGCACATCGCCCACGACGAAGCAGGCGAAGCGGTCTTGTTTCAAGCGTCTGCAAGCCTTGGCGATAATGTCAAAATAGGCGGGCCGAAAGTCCTCATAACGGAGCGTTGACAAGTCATTCGGATCATCGCTGTAGACCTCAAGATCGGCATACGGCGGGCAGGAAAAAACAAAGTCCGCGTCCACGTCTGCGCATATGCGATCAATGTTCCGGCTGTCGCCTGTGTGCCAGACTGGCGGCAAATCGGCGCAAAGCTGATCTCCCTGCAAACGGTTTGCCGCCACTTGTTCCTCGCGCAACTCCACGCCGATGTATTGCCGCCCTAGCCGTGACGCCACAATCCCGCGCACCGAGCCGCCCGCGAACGGGTCAAGGATAGTTCCGCCTTGCGGGCAGAACCAGCTATAGGCAAGCTCGCAGAGGACCGGATCAAAGATCGACGTGCCGGATGTTTCAGAACCGGCCCAAGCGTCACCGCCCTGATATCCCTCACTCCACTCACGCCCCGCAGCATTTCCGCCGCCGCCGGGTCTAACAGCTGCCTTACTCACCTTGCCACCCCCCATACTACATGCTCGCCGCGCATCAGGTCTTGGCCGAATGTTGCCGCCTTGCGCTTAGCCATTGCGGCCTCCAATGTTCTTAAGGCCAGTCAAGCGGTTTCCGTCCTTATCATAGCCCGCAACCATCGGAGACCCCCCAGGGGCCGCATGGTGGCCGTTTTCCCCACGGCCCAACTCGCTTTTAATCCCCAGCGCCAGCCACGCCCGCTTGCGCGACTGCCACCAGCCTTCACGGGCATTTAGCACGCTAAACGGCGCAATTCCGAACTTGTCCGCAAGGCTGGCCGTGCTGCCCTCGTTTGCGCCCTGGCCCGGCAAATCCTCGTCGGCCATTTCAAAGCCTTGCAATTCGTCAATGCTAAAGCCAGTCAACTCAAGGTCAAAGCCCATGTCGCGGAGTTCGCCGAACTCGACGCGGAGCATTTCGTCGTCCCAACCAGCGTTGAGGGCCAGCTTGTTGTCGGCGATGACGTAGGCGCGGCGCTTGGCCTCGCTCCACCCGGTTGCGGTCATGCAGGGCACGTCCTCGATACCTAGCTTCTGCGCGGCCATGACGCGCCCGTGACCTGCGATAATGCCGCCTGTTTCGTCAATGAGGATAGGCATGGTCCATCCCCATTCGCGGATGCTGGAAGCGATCTGCGCGACCTGCTCGGGGCTGTGCGTGCGGCTGTTG